GGGCTTTCGGCGTGGTGCCCAGCAGTTCGGCCATCCGCTTTTCGGTGACCTTGTCATGGCCGGACTCATCGCCCAGCTTCTCGGCTGTCGCCATGGTGATACTCCGCGCCGCGCTGGGCGGCAGAAATTGGCATATCGGTCTAAGGTGCCCATAGGGGTATGGAGTAATGGCGTTTTGCCTAGATTTAAAGCGCGGAAGGTTTGGTGTACAAAAAGGCTCAACTAAGTTCGTGATGAGGCATGGACGTGTCACACAATCTTGATGCCCCGATTGCTCACTCTTACCGGGGGCACGTGATGTTTCTTAAGTTCGATTGGCGACGTCCGAACGACGACGTTCCGGTCGCGGCCAAGATCATCGAGCCTGCACCCATCAATGGCTTGGGCGAGGTTGCTGCTGAGTTGAAGGGGCCGTGGCCTGACTACCCATCCGCGCTCGATGAGGCTATGGCCGCTGCTGAGCGCTGGATCGACAGCCAGCTACCCTGAGTCGGCTCACCGGCAGGCATGTAGGGGGATTGGGGTTAGGAGGTGAGACCGGTAAGCGGATGCCAAAAAGCTTGGTGGCCGCACTTCGCGCACTTGAAGGTGCGCATGTCGACGATCTGGCCTTGGGTTTCGAATTGATGAGTGCTGCGGGTTTCTATGGTGCAGTAGGTGGCACCCAGCCATCGGCGCTTAAACCTGCGTCGAGCCAGCTCGAACCAGGTCACGGCGCAAGCCTTCCGGTAATCCGCTCCCGCCAGGTCAGTCGACGGGGCAGGTGTTCGCGATCGTCTATCTCGACCACCACATAAGCGCAGCGGTCAAACGTGCGATCGCGCTGCTCCTTGATCCAGCAAGCTTCACGCTCTGCATCATCAGCTTTGGCGGCTTGCAACTGGTGCACGTCGAATCCCTTGCTATCGACGTGCCAGCCGTGGATGACTGCGATAAATCGGCTCATGGCCTTGGCCCCTTGTAGATGAATACGCAGGCGAACCAGAGGGTGGCGATCATGGCGTCACTCGGCGTGCCCACTGGGCGTAAGGTCCGTCTTCCGTGTCGAAGATTCCCATCAAGAACCACTCAACGCTCGGTGGCTCAGGGTTCCAGCCGTTGCAGTGAGCCGCGCCATCCTCGTATGGGTGGCCATCCAGATCGCTTTCCATATGCCAGCCCTTCAACTCAAGGCCCTGTGTCTTCGTCCAGGCGATGTAGGGCGCAGGGTCTTCGCCGCCGCCAAAATCCGGAATGCCCGGGTGATACCACCAGCCGTCTTTATCCCGATTTACGGCAGCAGGCTGGATCAAAACGCTTTCTTCAAGCATGACGGTTCCTTGCCGCTATAGCGGCTGACTTTGAAGGGGGAGGGGTTACAGGTTTTGCGTAGGAGTACGGATGTACTCCTATGCGGATTCTGCCGACTCAACAACCAACGCCTTACCGCAGGAGTGGCAGAAGTGCATGCCGTTCTCGTCCGGCAGCCCGCCATCGGTGAATTGCCATTCCTTGCCGCAGCCTGTGTGCCAGGAGAATCCGCCTTCTGACCAGGTGCAGGTGGATGGCTTGCTGCCATCTGCTGTCTTGAGTGCAGATATTTCGCCGATAGCCAGGGTCGCGATCTCAAATGGCTTTTCGTACATAGCTGAGGCCTTGACCACCTCATTGAGGGCGTCCACGGCGTAGGCCAGTTGCGACTCCAACTCGCGAACCCGCTTCGTGCGCCGGGAAACAGCCGCGCTCAGGTCGTCTATCGTTTGGTCCGCGGTGTTCAAACTCACCTGCAGGCCTTCACGCTCCCTGACCGCGATCGCGTGCTTGCCGCGCCAATGCAGGACGGCGTCCAGCTCTTCGGCGGCGGTCACCTTCAGCGCCGGAGTGGTTGCTGGGACTGGAGTCCGTGCCTTGCCTGCGCCGGATCGGCCAGGGCAATCAGGTGCGTGACGCTCAGGCTCAGCGGAGAAGCCCGCAGGGCAGTTACAAAAACAGAATCGGCTCATACAGCCTCCCTCGTTACCAGATCATGGGCATTCACAACCGTCATGCCGAGGCGTTCGGCGATCAGGACTTCCAGCTTTGCGCCTTGTGACTTTTCCCAATCCGGCAGCAGGGCGATGACGCCGCACAGGCCCAGGCGCGTCAGGTCGTAGGCCATGTAGTCGGCCCACTGCGCACCCTCGACGATGCCGTGGTCTGCTGGGTTCTCGACTTCGTAGCCCAGAGCGCGCAGTTGGTCGGCCACAGCGTTGAAGGCCGGGTAGTTGAAGTCCTCGATGCCCGTCATCGGCCCGGCCACGTAGACGCGGTTGGCCCGAGCGGCCTGCAGCGTTATGACTGGCTCACCTGGCTGACTTTTACCGCTGAATGCCCATGCGGTAGGCCCCTGACACATCTCGCAAGTGAGGTTGCGCGTGATTTCGTCGATCGCTTCGCGCTCAAGCTTCTTTCCATAATGGTTGACGAGCTCGTTGGCGATCGTAAATACCATCGTGCCGAGTCGGGTGGATTGCGGATCTTGGTTTTCTTTAGTGCGCACGGTGAGTCCTTGCCGGGCCATGCCCGGGCGGTGGAGTGGGGGAGTTCAGAGTTGTTGCAGAAGGCGCCGGCCGATCCAGCGAACCACGGTGACGGCCTTGCTGTTGCCGATCGCCTTGTAACGGGGGCCGTCCGGGCATTCACTTGCAGGTTTACCGCGCCAAGGGATCTGCGTGTAGTTATCGGGAAAACCTTGGCAGCGCTCCCACTCGATCACACTGGTTCGGCGGATGCCTTCGGGCTCCAGCACATATGCCTCTCGATCATCGAGAGAGCCTCCCCCCTGTGCCGTGAGAGTAGGGTGAAGTGCAAGCTTCGCCGGCCATCCCGGCGGGCTATCCCGGCGAGTGCCTTCGCGCTCAAAAAGTACCTCTGTGGGATCGAACCCGTCTCGAGCACTTGCGACAACGAACACGCGACGGCGTCGTTGGGCCAGGCCGAAATATTGGGCGTCCAGAACCCGCCACGCGATTGTTCTTTTGGGTCCATACACATAACCAGCGTCCTGCCATTTCTTCCCTGGAGGCTGCAGCTCGCAGTCTGCCCCAGCAAGCGCGCCAAGAAAGCATCCGAAGGCGTTCCCTTTGTCGCTGAGGACGCCGGGGACGTTCTCCCAGACGATGACGCTGGCGGGCTTTCGCTGGCTGGCGCGAACATAGTCAACTGCATCTGCAAGCTCCACGTATTTGATGGTGAGGGCGCCGCGCGGGTCGGTGAGGCCTTCGCGCATACCGGCCACCGAGAAGGCTTGGCATGGGGTCCCGCCTACCAGCACGTCAGGCGCCGGGATCTTGCCGGCCAACACCAGGGCGGCCAGCTTGGTCATGTCGCCGTGGTTCGGCACGTCGGGGTAGTGGTGGGCCAGGACCGCCGAGGGGAACGGCTCTATCTCGGCGAACCAGGCGGCGCGCATGCCCAGCGGGTGCCAGGCTTGTGGCGCGGCTTCGATGCCGCTGCACACAGAGCCGTAGGTGATATCGGGCATAGGGGATCCTCGCCGGCTGGCGTGATTCGTTGATGGGGTATGGTTATTCGTCGTGACAGATGCGGAGCGATTCGCGGTTGTAGGCGAGCTGCAATTTTGCCGACACGTTTTCGGGTATCACGTATTTGTGTCGCGGAGGCGCTAGGAACTGAGCTGAACCCGCTGGGCCCAGGCCGTTTAGGTGGTGAATCATTAGGGTCATGGCCTCGCCCTGTTCCTCGATACCGTGCCAGGCCATCAGGTCAGCCAAGGCTTGGCGGGTGCCGGCCATGGTGTGGAGTCGCAATTCTTCCTCGCCGCGAGTCTTTCGCCTCGCCGCAGTCTTTGCTGATCGTTCTTTGGGTTGGGCTACCATGGCCTACCTCTTCTATTCCGCTGGCGGGTATTGCCAGCCATGTGGCGTGTTTGCGTTGCTGGGGGCGGGACTTCATTCGGTTCATGCCGAGACCTTTTGCTGATTCCAGGCACCCACCGCATCAAATACTCGCGCAGCTTGAGCTTCGTCCAGCGAAACCTCGGCCGGAATAGCGATCCAGCCTGACGCGACTACATGATTCGGGTTGCACTGCGCGAGTAGCGTTTTGTATGTAGTCTCGATTGCATCTGTCAGATGCTCGGCGAGGTAAACGCCTTGAGGCGCTATTTCTACTGACTTGGTGTAGCGGGAGCCCGGGCCATCGACGCAATGAACGCTGAGGTAGACCGTCCAGCGATGCGGGATGTCGCAGACAGCATCTACAACTTTGCGGCCTGCGACGTTCTTGCAGTTTGCCCAGTTGATCAGCCCTTGGCGGCCGCTGGGGTCGATGTTCACCACAGCAACGTGGCTTGAACTCAGCAGTGCACGGCAGGATCGTTCGATACGAGTGCGGATGTTGTGAGGCTTACGCTTACTCATAAGGCCTCCGTGAGTCGTCGCAGCATCTTGCGCTCAGCGTGGGTTGGCGAAATGCGGCGGCGCTTCAGGATGGTGTCGGGGTCAATCTTGTCGGAGCGGGCCGGGAACACAGGCTTGAATGCGAAGCCGCGCGCTTGAGTGATCTGCCCGCCAGAATTGAAGAAGGCCGCTTTTGCGGCCTCCAGCTGGGCTTGGCGTTGGGTGCTTGCGAGGATTTGGTTGTCGATCATGCAGCCTTACTCCGCAGTTTCTCCTCGTACCCGTCCACCAAAAGCTTGAACTGCCAAAGATCGGCTTCGAGCTTTTCGATATAATCATCGTCGCGCTTGAACTCCTGCCACCAAAGTTGGCGTCCGACCACTTTCAGGTCAGGGCAATACATCCCGATATGCCACCACTTTCGGCCAGTGATCCACATACAGCCTTGCACCTGGTCCATTATTTCGCTGGCATCGTTGTCGATGTGGAATGAGCGAAGTTTTTCGGGGGCGAGGAAGCACTTGTACTCGGCGCCGCCATCATCACCAATGAAACCGTCAGCACTTGCGCCAAACACGCCGTCGTCCGTTTTGACCAATCCAACTTGAGTCACGATTAAACCGGTTTGTATTTCATGCTCCATTCGGGCTTCAGGTTCGAGTTCGTGGCCTCGGCGCATTTGCCACGTTTCAAAACCGTTATCCAGAGGCTTGCCGCCGATACGCTCAACTGCGAGACGGAAGGCGTAATCAAGAGCCTTTGCAGTCGGCTCGCCTTTATTGGGGCCCGATTTGAGTCGGGCGCGAGCATCACCGAACATGCTTGCGGTAATGACTCCGGCCCGTTCTTGGTGCCAGGCTTCTGAGCCTTGAGTGCAATTGACGATGATCATTCGTTCACCTCTTCAAATTCGACTTCTTCTTCAGCAGGCAAGACTTCCTCTGCCGGTTCTGGATCAGCTTTCACCGCAGCGGTTTTCAACTCAGTGCCACGGGCAGTTACTGCGGCCTTAAGCGCGTCGTACGAAGCTGTGTCTTTGACCTCATTGATTGCCGCGACTCCAGCCTTCCAAACTTCAGTCAGCGCCTCTGGCGTTACTGCCGCGTTTGCTTGAGCAACCCAGTGTGCCGCCAGTTCAGCGTTGTGCGGGGCGGGGGTGGGCTTTTGGCTATTGGGGTGAAAGGATTCCTGTGGTCTTAGCTCTTCAGGCAAGTCCTCGATGTCCTGCGTGAATATGTCCGAAGCGGCAGTGACGTTGAGTGTCATTGCGATCATGGCGCGCTTGCAGGCCATTTTGAGGATGGTGTTGGCCAGGTCTGCTGGTTCGGTGCGGATCTGGTCGGCCGTATTGCCGTTTTTGTAGTATTTCTTACGGCGCAGATTCTCCGGAGTGGCGTCCAATTCCGCTTTGCAGATGACGCTGCGCCACTTGTACTTCTCTTCGCTGGACGAGCATTCGCCTACGCCTTCGCCGAGGGCGACGCCGGTCATCTGGTGACGACCAACACAAGTGACCCGGTAGCGTGCTACGGCTGGGCCGGATAGATCTTCAATTCGGTATTCCTGCGCAACCCGGAACGTCACACAGAGCACCTCTGCACCCGGCTTGTACAGGGTTGGCTTCTGGGTGCCTGGGATGGTGCCGTAGTGCGTTTCCCGCTTCATGATGCCTTGCATCACTTCCTGTACCAGGTTTACTCGCTGGCGAATTTCAACTGCCGAGAAGCGATGCACCTCTGCAGCGGTTAGGCCGGCACTTTCACGCGTTGGCATTTGGATGATTTCGTTCATGACGACCTCAGTAAGTGATGGCGATGGCTGGAATCTTGCGCTGAGCAATCAAGGTGACTGCCTGTTTCGCGCATTCCACGGGCATACCGCCGGCGATAAATGCGTCCAGCGCGGCGCGATTGATCTTTGCTTTGTGCGCCTTGTCCGCCTCCCGCGCGGCGGCTTGGCGGTTGATCTCGTCGGCAGCGGCATTTGCCCGAGCGATCTCTGCGAGTCTCGCTCGCTCAGCGGCTTCGGCTTGGCGGCGGTCCGAGTTAATGCGCTCTTGTTCTGCACGCTGTTCAGCAGCGACTCGGTCGGCTTCGGCCTGAGCTATCGCTTGCTTATGTCGCAGCTCGTCGTCGATCTTCTGTTGCGCGGCGCGCTGCTCCGACTCGATCTTTTCCCGCGCTGCCTGGGCGGCGGCGCGCTCCGATTGCTCAGCAGCCAGCTTCAATTCCAGCTCCCGGCGATCAGCGGCGGCTTTTGCTTCGGCTTCACGCCTGGCTGCGGCATCACGTTCTGCCTGTGCACGCTGCTCGGCTTCGCGGCGGGCGCGCTCCTCAGCTTCCCGGGCGATTTGGGCGTCACGCTCGCGCTGGGCCTGCGCTTCTGTTTCGGCGCGCAGCCTCACAAGTTCCGCCTGCTCGGCTTCGTATTTCTGGCGAGCGGCGAGGATGGCGCGCAGCTTATCCAGAACCTGATCCTTGGTGCGGGCAGCTTCAGCCTCGAACTCTTCCCAGTGCTCGCCCATCTTCACCGCCTCAACCGAGGCGATAGACTCAAGCAGTACCGCGGCGGTGACGTCCGACAGATCCAGGGCAAAATCCGCAATTGCCTGTACGGCATCGACGTGCCGATCCTTGCGAGCCTGCTCTGCGGCTTCCCAGTCAGTCAGCGGCTTGCGAACTTCCTCTTGCCACGCGCTCAGCAGCTCACGAACGCGCTTGCGCTCGGCGTCGATCTTCCTCGGTACATCCTTCAGCTCTGCAACAAGTTCTTTGCCCAGGCTGTCGAGTTTCGTTTTTGATCCCGCCAGGCTGTAAGCAATCGAGCGATACGCGTCTTGGCCCTTTTTGGTTTTAACGTCAGGTGCCGAGGCGTTGAACTTGTCGATTTCTTCCCGGACGCTTTGTAGGTACGGGTCGAGGCCGTTGGGGGCGCTGAATACTGCCAGGGCTACTTCTTTAGCTGGCAGGATCGCCAGTTGCTGTTCTGCGGACATAAGGAATCCCTGCCGCGATGCTCGCAGCGGTAAAAAGTTGGGGTTATTGAGCTTTGGCGAATGCCTGAGCCATTGCGGTAGGCTGGATGGCTTGTTTAATGGCCTTCTCGGCGGCGACACATTCAGCGTGGTCAAACCATCCGAAATGGCACTTGCCGACCTCAATACCCATTTGGTTGGCCAGCCATTGATAGGCGAGCGTCCGGGTTAGGCCCGCCTTTCGCATATGGTTGTGAAAGGCTATCTTGCTGCGATTACGAACTGCCCGGAGCTTGTCGTCAGCGAGTGTTCCGAGAGGAATGTCCGTGTCCGGGTGCAGGCCTACATATGCCTGGCAGCCATCACAGAGATAGGCATAGGGCCAATCCCCGTAGCTGCGCCCGTTGTAGATTTCAGAGTTGCACACCAGGCGCACTTCGCCATTGCAGTAGCGGCAGCTTGCTGGAGCAGGGATTGGATTTTTGACG